CGCCGCTTCGCCCGTGGCAGCCACGGAGGTAGCGCGCGGCACGTAGACGTTACCGCCAGCCGGCAGGGTGTTGACCGTGATACCAGCGCCGCCAGAAGCACCCAGGATGCGGACCGCGTAGTCCAGCTTGTACGTCTCGAACGATGCCACGGGACCAACATACGAACGGCGCAGGGCCGGATCGCTGATGCTGTTGCCGAAGCTGCGAGTCGCGGCGGCCAGGTTGTTAGCCATGCCGTTGTAATCGCGAGTGGACAGCGCAAGGTAGCGGTCGCCAGACTGGATGCCTTGTTCGTTCATGACGGCTTCAATCTGCCCAACGTCGTCCAGCCCCGAAGCGGCGCCAGTGCGGCGGACGAACAACGTACCTTGCAGGGCCGCGACGTTCATCACGCTTTCGTTAATGTCGCTCGCTAGCTTTTGCTTTGCAGCATCGCCAAGGCGGTTTTCTTGCAGCGAGTCACGCAGCTCGGTAGCCGTCATGAACCACGGCACCGAGCGGCTGAAGCCGATGGTGGCCGGCACCGACAACTGGGTGTAGTCGTCGAAGTTGGTCGTCATGTCCGTACCAGAGTAGGACACGGCGATGTAGGGCTGCGGGCGCCATAGGATGTTGGAGGTGCGCTCCATCATCGTCTGGTCGGTGTTGAAAACCGCGACATTGCGCGACAACACCAAGGCGTCGTTGAAACCTTCGAGGAGGTTTTCAAACGCAACGCGCTCTTCCTTTGAGAAACTGTTGGACATTTGTGGCTCCGATGGGATGAGTGAACGATTGCGGGTATTCCCGCGCCTGCTTACTCAACCCGTCAGAGCCGGTCGGCCGCTCGATTCTTGTCACTGCCCGTTAGGTGGGCGAGTCCAGATTGCCGGAATGTATCACATATCCGGCTGGGGTCAACTATTTGGCTTTCGCCTTCTGCTGCGCTTTGTAGCGAATGACCTTTGTCATGTCGCCGGTTCGCGCGGCTTCTTCGCGCAGCCGTTCAAGCGCCGAATCTGAGCCGCTTACCGATGCGGTGCCAGTCGGTACGGTCTTCTCCGGTGCGGGGGGTTTGGCTTTCGGGGTGACTTTCAACTGTGACTCCAGTTTGGCAACGGCAAACGCGAACTTGACGGGATCGGTGATGGCGGCCAGCTCTTTGGCGCGCTTCGGGTTCTTGCCGAGTGCGTACACCACAAGCGCGGGGTTTTCAGCGCCCTGCAAGACAATGCCCTGCTGGGTAACGCTCATGGCCTCTTGAACCACCGCTTCGGCGTCGTCATAGTCGCGCGCCTTGAGGTCTGCTTTGGCCTTGCCGTAGTTCTCTAGCTTGGTTTGCCAGGCTTTCTGCTGATCTTCCTGCGCCTTCTCCTGTTCGCGCTTGGCTGCCTCGAACTTGTCTTTCTGCCGATACCACGCTTCTAGGGCGACTTCGTACTTCTCAGTATCGTAGTCATGCTCTTCGAGCTTGGGTTTCTGGCCCAGCGTCGGGGCCGCGACAGACTTCTCCCGGTCCTCATACTCGCGGACCTTCTTCTGTAGCTCGCGGTGCTGCTTCCGTAGCTCGCGCACCCATTCCGGCGCACGCTCTGGCTCCGGCTCGGGTTCTTCGCCTTCGATGATGACTTGCAGCTCTTCCGGTTCGGCTGGCTCTTCAGCCGCCACCGGCTCGGGTTGTTCTACCTGTTCCGGCTCGTCTTGTTCTACTTCAACGACTTCGGGCTTGTCTTCGACTTCCATGCTTTACCTCTCGTGCGTTACCGGCCGCACGGTTGCCGTTGCTCATGTGAGCGGGGTACTTTCGCGGGCCAGTCTGGCGCGGCGGATGTCGTTTTCCAGGCGCAGGCCCTCAAGTTCCAAAGCGGTGCGCTCGTCAGGCTGCTGTTGCGGTTGTTGCGGTTGCGTGATGCCTTCGAGTTCCTTTGCCGCGCGGGCATCGCTGAGCCTGGCGTCGGCCTGCGCCTTCTCTGCCTTTGCCAGCGTCTCCACGGTCGCGGCTTGCACAAGCTCGGCGTTCGGGTCCGGCTGCTGCTGAGCTTGCGCCATGGCTTCCTTTTCCTTGTCCGTGGGCTGCATTACGCCCATGCCGACCAGCTGCTTACGGAAGTGGTCGCGGATGTCCGACAGGCCTTCGCCTTCCATGTTCATGAGCGCGGCGGCTTGAAGCACCTTCGCGGCTTCCGGGTCTTGAGTCAGTGCCATCATCTGCGTAAGCGCGCGGACAGTGGCCGAGCGCTTGCTGCTGCTGCTGGGGCCTACGTCCACGGTTACGTCGAACTCGGCTTCGCTCAGGTCGTTCTCATACTCAAGTTCGCCGTCTTCGTCCACGATGGGGCGCATCAACTCGACGCCTTCAATCTGACTCTGCGCGCCGATGCCTTTCATCTTGCGGCCGGGCTCGACGTACACCTCACGGGCCATGGAAAGCCAGATTTCCCCGCTGCGGCGGACGCCTTTGGCATGGTTGCTCATGTAGAGGAAAGTCTGCATGTCAAGGCGCTGTTGCACCATCTCGACGGCTTTGCCGGAGACGTTAGCCACTACCTTGTCGCCCTGCTCCTGATTGCCTAGCACGTCTTTGATGTCAAGCTCGGTAACCTGCAGCAGCGCGGCCAAAGCAGGCGGCACGGCGGGAGGTTTGGTGTAGCCAACAGGGCCGGCGGGCTGGCTTGATCCGTCCGGGCCGGTGATCGGATTCAGCAGCAGATATGCATAGTTCGCAACGTTGTCTTGCTGCCACATCACCTGATGACCGGCCACTTGCTCGGGCAGCAGGATCGGCTTTTCCACGCTAGACAGGGCTGCGATTTCCGCCAGCTTGCTGCGCTGCATGTTCGCCAGTCGCTGGGCATCCTTTGCCAATCGGACGTGGCCCATGCACCGCTCGACGTTGTCCACGAACCAGCGCTTGCCGTAGGTGACGACAATCGGGATGTGCCGGCCTGCGATGAATCCGCAGTCTTCCAGCACCTTGCCGCCGCTCATGATGTACTTGTGCACCTTGCGGCGCTTAACTTTCTTTGAGCGGACTTCCACGCTGCCGATGGCCTCAAGCTCGGCGCGAAGTTCGTCGGTTAGCTGGTCTTCGGTGTATTTCTCTTCTTCGCCATCCAGGCCTTTGAAGAAATACACCATCTCCGAGCCTTCTTCGACGCGGTAATACTCCGCGACGTAGACAACATCGGGGGCATACCAATCGAACTCTGACTGGCCGATATCTTTGGGCCAGGTCGCGGGGTCGTCGCCCCACGTTTCCATGTACGCCTCGGGCGTCATGGCGGTCAAAACGAAGCACCGCTTAGCGTCGGCCTTGTCCTGGCGCTTAGCCGTCAGGTCGAAGTAAACCGAGCTATCAGCGTCGACGATCGGCTCGATGCGAATGCGCTGCTTTTCGTTGTCTTCGTCGTATTCGTCTTCATAGACGGCACGAAGGCGCCACGCACCGATGCCACCGCCGACAGCTTCCTCAAATGCGTTGTCGTAAGCTTCCTGGGCTGACGAATCCTGCTCATCGGCTCGATACAGTTTGTCGCAAGTGTCGGCAAGTGCATCGTATTCGTCGCCCTCCTTGCTGATGAAATCAACCGTGACACGGTTCGCCCGGTACTCAGACACGATCCGCTGAATAGCTAGCGCGATCTTGTTAACCTCCATCTTCGGGCGGTTCTCAAACTGCGCGGCCAGCGGGCCTTCCCATTGGGCACCAGCAATTGAGTAGAAGCGGCGGTCTTGCACGCACTGCAAGCGCTCATCACGGACGGCGGTTTGGATCTGGTCGAACTCGCGCAGCGCTTCTTGATGGATTTCCGACAGTCGTTGCGCGTTCGTGGGGCGTGCCATAGGGTTTTCCCGTACTTGACAGCCGGATTATGCGGGTGTAGCAGAGTTTGGGCAACCTTACCGCTTGGCGTGTAGCTGCGCCCACATATTCGCGGCTGGCATGACCGGGGCGAGTAGCGCCTTGGTAGCGGCTGGCATCCTCTGAACCAAGCCTACCGCATCAAACATCGGGTCTAGTTGGTCGTCGTGCGCGCCTGTCGGGAAGGCTTCAGCCTCTGCAAGCCAGTCAGACAACCACGGCGCATCCTGCGGCAGAAGCACGTTTCCAGCCTCAACGAACGGGGCTGCATCGTGCCCGCGGCTGATTTTGTCGCGGTCTCGCTGCATAGGAAGTACGGCAATCCCTTCTCTTCGCAGGGTCTGGATTAGGCCGGTGCCGGATACTTTGTCCTCGACATACATGCCCCTAAGTGGTGCCGACAGCGCTTGAGGGCGGCTGTCTTGAGCGTGTTTCGCCCAAAACGCTCGGGCCTGCACAAGTAGCTCCGGGGCCTCCCACTTGCCGCGCACTTGATCCAACAACACAGCCTGGCCGGTGGTTGACCTAGCCCAGCACTGCATGACGCTGTAATCGTTGGCCGTCCCAGTCTTCTGCGCCGTGTCGGCCGTGATGATGCGCCACTCAAGCGCAGGAAGGGCGCTCCAATATCGCCACCATGCAGAGCGCAGGATACCGCCACCCCTCGGGGCAGGCCTTTGCTGTAGCTGGCCTGCCGCGCCGTAGCTGCCTAGTGTGCGCTCCAACTCTGCTACCTGATCCTCGCCAAACCGCTCGGCAAACATCAGCTCGCCCGCCTTGGTTCTAGGGTCAGTCCATCCTATGGATGTGGTGCATCTGTGAGCCGGGTCATACCGCATCGGGATGAACAGATGCACATACGGCAGCCCCATATCTAGGATCACGCCGGAAACATCCTGTTCATGCAGTCGTTGCATGATGACGACAATCGCTGACTTGTCGTTGTTGACGCGAGTGGGCAGCGTTTCCGTGAAGGCGATGCGCGCGGCTTCCAGCTTTGCGGCGCTGTTCGCGCTGTCGGCGCTGATTGGGTCGTCAAGCATTACGCGGTCTCCGCGAACGCCCGTCATCGAAGTGAACGCCCGCGCCTGGCGTATCCCCTTGCGGATGTTGCCGAACTCGCGCTTGCCGTCTAGGTCTGCCAGAAGAGGCAAAGGCCAAAGCCCCTGGAACCACTCTGATTTGATGAGGTCGCGGCAGCGCCGACTATCACGGATAGCAAGTGTTTCTTCGTGAGCGGTGCCAACGAACCGCATCTCTGGCATGTTGCGCGGGCCCCATTCCCATGCAGGCCAAATCACGCCAGTCAGCAAGGATTTCATGCTGCCCGGGGGGACGTTCATCAAAAGCCTCGTGATCCGGCCGTCTGTTACCGCCTCAAGGTGTAGGCAGATGGCGTCAAGCGCCCATCCCCACTTTAGCTCCGCTGCAGGCTCTAGCACTCGCCATGCGCGCTTTGCAAACTCTGCAAGGCTACGGCGACACAGCTCGCGCTCTACCGCCTGTAAGTCAGCTTGCGTCAGCATCGCGCGCAGCGAGGATTTCCGCCAGCGATGTCGAAGACAGTTTACTTACGTCAAGCGTCACGGTGGAAGCTACCGGGCCCCCGCCGTCGCCTACGTGCTCAGTCCGGGCCAGCTTCGGGATGTGGTACTCGACAACATCCGCCCAGCAGCGGAACGCGGCCATCGGCCCCTGAGTCTCGGCTATCTCGTCTAGCCACCCCTGCAGCCAGTCGGCGTTGTTGTCCACGAACCGCGCAAGCGCTTCGCGGGCGTTCGTCGTGCTGCGATTCGGGATGCCCTTCGGCCTTCCGGGCCCTGGCGTTCCGTCGCCCACGCGGCGTTTGACGGTGGATTGTTTTACGGTTTCGTCCACGCGCCGAATCTATCACTACTCGCGGCCCTTGTCACCGCTCATCTGCAAACCGTCACCCACTCATGCCTTCCCAAGTGCGGCATGAACACCGGCACTTTCCTGCATGCTGTCGTCCCTATCGGCGGAATGGTTATCGGCTGAATCGGCTGGATTGACGGCGGGACGATTGGGCAAATCTGCGGGGCACAGATCGCCGGGATGTCCAACGGGCTGCGGCACAGATTCTGCAAGGAGCCATTGACACAGCGACAGACGCATTGTGCGTAAGCGCTGGTGCTGGCCAGCAGGGCTAG